CCAAAGTTAGACATTAGATTTATCTTTAGTAGTTCAAGACAACGCATAAGCAAAAAATCAAAGACAACATATGGGATGTGGTGTGATAAATATGGATTTCAATACACCGATAAACATGTACCTAAGGAGTGGCTATGAGTAATACACGAATAGAAACAAAGTATATTGTTGTGCATTCAAGTCAAACTAATCCAACACAGAATTTAAATGCAAAAGATTTAGATACACAACATAGAAAAGAAGGTTTATTTTCTTGCAAGTTTCATAAGATTATAAAGAGAGATGGAGAGATACAAGATGGTAGAGATATTATGCTTGCTGGTGCTCATGTAGATAAAAACATTGAGCTATCAAATAAAAATTCTATTGGCATTTGTCTAATTGGTGGACACAATGCTAACGGACAGCCTGAATGTAATTTTACTTTAAAACAATATCAAAGTTTATCTACTTTGGTTGCAGATTTAGAGTCTTTTTACAAGCAGGTTGAAATTGTCGGACACAGAGATGTGTCAGACTCCTTATGTCCACAGTTTAATGTAAAAGAACTGTTGGCATAGTTTGTTTGTACTTGCTGGGTAGAAATACCCAGTGAGTTTTATTAATTTAACAATGGAGACATTAATGTGGAAGTAAATACTGAAAGTAATTTTTTATATCACAGTTCATGCACTGAATGTGGCTCTAGTGATGCAAACTCAATATATGATGACGGGCACAGCTTTTGTTTTTCATGTAACACAAACAAACAAGGAGTAGAGACTTTGACACAAACAAACAAACAAGAACCTAGTAAAGATTTTATAAGCGGTGATATAACTGCTTTATCAAAAAGAAAAATTGATTTCAACACAGCGCAAAAGTTTAATTACCAAATTGGAGCATACTTTGGTAGACCATGTCAGATTGCAAACTATTATAATAGTGACAAAGTATTAGTTGCACAAAAACTAAGATACCCTGATAAAACATTTCAGTGGATAGGTGAGGCAAAACAATCTGGTTTATTTGGTCAGCATTTATGGCGTACAAATGGTAAAATGATTATCATTACAGAAGGTGAATTGGATGCCTTAAGCGTTTCAAAAATTAATTCCAATAAATTCCCAGTAGTTAGTATTAAGTCAGGTGCGGCAGGTGCTAAAAAAGATATACAAAAAGAACTTGAGTTTTTAGAAAGTTATGAGTCTGTAATTATTTTATTTGACCAAGATGAGCATGGACAGAAAGCGGCAGTAGAATGCGCTAAATTATTCTCTCCAAACAAAGCTAAAATTTGTACTTTACCTTTAAAAGATGCTAACGATATGCTACTTGCTGGGAAAACAAAAGAACTAACAGATTGTATCTGGTCTAGTAAAGCGTACAGACCGGATGGTATTGTTTTAGGTTCAGACTTGTGGAGTGAAATACAAAAAGAAGATAAGTTTGTTACAGTTCCATATCCATTTGAAAGTTTAAATATTAAGACACATGGATTGCGTAAAGGTGAGCTTGTTACTATTACTGCTGGTAGTGGTGTAGGTAAATCTTCATTTTGTAGACATGTGGCATTACAATTATTAAAACATGATTACACAGTAGGTTACATTGCTTTAGAAGAGACAATGAAACATAGTGCACTGGGTATCATGGGTGTTGAATTAAAGAAACCATTACATTTAACTAGGGAAGGTATTAGTGAAGAACAATTACATAAGACATTTAACGATACTGTGGGCAGTGGTAAGTTCTATTTGTATAATCATTTTGGTTCTACAATTGCAGATAACTTGCTCGCTAAAATAAGATACATGGCTAAAGCGTGTAATGTAGATTATGTTATTCTTGACCACTTACACATGGCATTATCTGCGTTAGGAGATTCTAACACAACAGATGAGAGAAAACTTATAGACTACTTTGTATCTAAGTTAAGAACTTTAGTAGAAGAAACTGGAATTGGTTTGATACTTGTATCACATTTATCAAGAGCTAAAGATGGAAACAAAGGTTATGAAGATGGACTACAAGTGTCTATGAATAGTCTTAGAGGCTCAGCTTCAATAGCTCAATTGTCAAATATGGTACTTTCTATATCCAGAGACTTACAAGCTGATAATAACTTAGCTCAAGTCAATGTTCTTAAAAATAGGTTCAGTGGAGAAACTGGAAAAGCTTGTGATTTACATTATGATTTAGAAACTGGTTGTTTGACTGAGGTGCAAGGAGAAACGCTTGACGATTTCTAACAGAAAGTTAGTCAAAATGAAAAAAGACTCGTTAAGTTGGACAGTCTATGTAATGAATGCAGTTGCACAAGCCAAAAAATCAAATCAAGTTGTTATACTTGAGGTTGGAAAAGAATCCTCAGGTAAATTGTTACAAGACGCATTGTTAAAACTAGCTTTAAGTGGTGAGGAAGCCGCTTGGATGGTAGATATTAAAGTACACACACATTTAAATTAAAGGAGATTATGAAATTACCAATTATAAATAAAAAAATATTAGATGCTCCTTTTGTTTCCTTACATTGGAAAGATATTTGTGGGTCGGCTGAATGGGTTTCTTTAAAAGAAGCAAGAGAAAGTAAAGTTATTATTTGTATTTCAAATGGTTGGCTTATCAGAGCCGATAAAGAAGTTCATGTAGTTGCTGGTGATGTAAATTTTCAGCCAGATGGTACTTTAGGAGATGTAGGGAATGTAACTACAATACCAACAGTTAATGTATTAAAAATTAAAAAGGTAAAACTTTGAGTAGTTATATATTTGATGTAGAGACTGATGGCTTTTTAGATGTCGTGTCTAAAGTACATTGCATTGTTTTAAAAGATGTTGATACAAACACAATGATACATTTACCAGTAGAAGAAGCTGTTGCTAAATTAGAAAAAGCAGATTTAATCATTGGTCATAATATTATAAAATACGATATTCCAGTTTTACAAAAATTATATGGCTTTGATTTTAAGAATAAAATTTTAGACACAATTGTAGCTACAAGATTATTATTCCCAGATGTAAAAGAAAAAGACTTTCAGCGTAAAGACTTTCCTAGAGATTGCATTGGTAGACATAGTTTAAAAGCATGGGGTAATAGAATTGGTAACTACAAAGCACAGTTTGAAACTGATTGGAAAACTTATTCACCTGAAATGCTAGACTATTGTACTCAAGATGTAGAGGTAACTTATAATCTTTGGAAGATGATAGAACAAAAAGGTTACTCTCAGCAAGCTATGGATTTAGAGCATGAAGTTTCTTTATTAATATTTAAACAAGAATCATATGGTTTTAGTTTTGATACTGATGGTGCTAAACAATTATATTCTAAATTACAAAGCAGAAGATTAGAATTAGAAGATGAGTTACAAAATTTATTCCCACCTAAAACATTAAAGACACCTTTTATTCCTAAAGTAAATAACAAAGCTAGAGGATATGTTAAAGGTGAAACTTTTTATAAAGAAAAGATTGTTACATTTAATCCTTCCAGTAGACACCACATAGCAGATAGATTATCTGAAATGCATGGTTGGAAACCTACTGTGTTCAATGATGATGGTAAACCAAAGCTAGATGAAACTACTTTGTCAGCTTTACCATACCCAGAAGCTAAAACATTATGTGAGCATTTCTTATTAGATAAAAGAATTGGACAGCTAGCAACTGGTGCGCAAGCTTGGTTAAAACATGAGAAGAAGAATAAAATACATGGCACTTGTAATACTAACTCTACAGTAACAGCCAGAGCAACACACTCGTACCCAAACATGGCGCAGATTCCTAGTGTATCTGTGCAGTATGGTAAAGAGTGTCGTGCATTATTTACAGTTCCAGCCGGTAAAAAACTTGTAGGCATTGATGTCTCAGGTTTAGAAGTGAGAATGTTGGCTCACTATATGGCTAGGTATGACAAAGGAGACTACTCTAAAGTTGTGTTAGACGGTGATATACATACTGAGACACAAACTTTAGCTGGTTTAGATAGTCGTGACTTAGCCAAGCGTTATTTTTATTGTTTTTTATATGGTGGTGGCGTTAAAAAAATCGCTTCTGTTATAAATAAATCAGTACCAGAGGCATCTAAGATTAAAAAAAGATTCTTAAATAATTTACCTGCATTAAATAAATTAATTGTAGATGTTCAAAAAGTTGCTGAGCGTGGATTTTTAATGGGTTTAGATAAGAGACAAGTTAAAGTGCGTTCATCACATGCCGCATTAAATACTTTATTACAAAGTTCAGGGGCACTGGTATGTAAACAGTGGTTAGTTGAATTTGATAAAGTTATAAGTAAGATACCAGAAGCTCAACAAGTAGTGTGGGTGCATGATGAAATACAAGTAGAATGTCTTGAAAAAGATGCAGATACAATTGGGCAATTAGCCATAAAAGCAATAGAAGATACTGGTAGATATTTTAATTTAAGACTACCTTTAACTGGTGAATATAAAATAGGAGACAACTGGAGTGAAACACACTAAAGCACAGCCTCGTTTTGATTTAGATTTAAAGTTTGGTCAGCAAAATGAGAACGATTTTTTAACAGCGATTGAAGGTAAAGTAGAAGTAAAGACAGACAGAATGTGTATTAAGACTGGCAATGTTTATATTGAAACTGAAAGCAGAGGAAAAGCTTCCGGTGTATATAATACTGATGCTAAATATTATGCTATCTGTTTATATAAAGCCGACAGAAAAAATAATGTCTGGGTTTTAGTTCCTACTAAACATCTAATAAAGTTGATGAAAAAATATCCAGTAAAAGCTGGTGGAGACAATTGGACTTCTAAAGGACACATAGTACCTAAAGAAGCTTTAATAACATTTGATATATAAAGGAGAAAATATGAATAAACAAAAAGTATTATTAATTGATGGTGATATTTTATTATACAAAATTGCTATGAATAATGAAGTACCTACAGACTGGGGTAATGGTTTGTGGACATTACATGCTGATGAAAATGTATGTAAATTAGATGTAGATGCAGTGATAGATAATTTAGGTTCTAACTTTTCTGCTGATGATTATGTAGTTTGCTTAACAGACAAACATAACTTTAGAAAAGATGTGTTACCTAGTTACAAAAGCAACAGAAAAAATATCCGTAAACCTATGATGTTAAAAGCATTGCGTGAATATGTAATGGAAAAACATAATGGTGTTGTTTGGAAAAACTTAGAAGCAGATGATGTTATGGGTATCATGGCAACAGAGCCTTCTATAGATGAACGAATTATTGTTAGTATTGATAAAGACATGAAAACAATTCCATGTAATTTATCTGCTGACGGACAAACAGTCACACCTATACCACAGCGACTAGCTGATTACTGGTTTATGATACAAACATTAACTGGTGACAAAACTGACGGTTATGATGGTATTGAAGGAGTAGGCATCAAGACTGCTGAAAAACTAATAATGAAGTATACTAATGTTCCCTTATTAGACCTATGGAAAATAGTCAAAAAGATTTATGTAGATAAAGGTTATACTGAGGCAGAAGCCTTACAGCAAGCCAGAGTTGCACACATTTTAAGACATGGAGAATATAACAAAAAGACAGGAGAAGTAAAATTATGGCAGATTTAATTAAGAGCCCACCACACTACAATCAAGGCAGTATTGAACCTATTGATTATATTGTCGCTAATAAACTTACATACTGTGAGGGTAATGTTGTAAAATATATTTCTAGGTGGAGACACAAAGGTGGTGTGGAAGATTTAAAAAAAGCAAAACAATACATTGATTTTATCATAGATAAAGAAGGTGTTACAACAGTTACAGAAACGAAAGATTAAATAATTATGAGCATAGACTATAGCAGAGATGAGTTGCTTACTGAATTTGGTAAGACAACATTAAAAGATAGATACTTACTACCCACAGAAACATCTCCTCAAGATGGATTTATGAGAGCCGCTAAAGCTTTTTCTGATAGTGATGAAATGGCAGAGCGTATCTATTCTTATGCATCTAAGCTATGGTTTATGTACTCAACACCTATTTTGTCTAACGGTGGAGCTACTAGAGGCATGCCTATATCATGTTTTTTAAATTATGTAGGTGATAGTAGAGAAGGATTAACTGGACACTACACAGAGAATGCTTGGTTAGCATCCGTTGGTGGTGGAATTGGTGGCTACTGGGGTGACATACGAAGTGATGGAGTTAAAACTTCTGGTGGTTCTCAATCATCAGGTTCAATTCCTTTTCTTCATGTAGTAGACTCAGAAATACTTGCGTTCTCTCAAGGTAAAACTAGAAGAGGTAGCTATGCGGCATACATGAATATTAGTCACCCAGAAATTATAGAATTTTTAGAAATGAGAAAGCCTAGTGGTGGTGATGTGCATAGAAAATGTTTAAACCTACATCATGGTGTCAATTTATCTAATGAATTTATGGAGTTAATAGATAATTGTATTAAAGAACCGACACATGATGATAGCTGGAATTTAATAGACCCACATACTAAAAAAATAGTGCGGACTGTATCAGCAAAAGATTTGTGGCTTAAAATTTTAGAGACTAGAGTAGCCACTGGTGAGCCTTATGTTTCATTCATTGATACTGTTAATGAAGCATTGCCTGAAACACAAAAGAAATTAGGATTGAAAGTACATCATTCAAATTTATGTACTGAGATTACACTGGCAACTGCTGAAGATAGAACTGCTGTATGTTGTTTGTCTTCTGTTAATTTAGAAAAATATGATGAGTGGAAAAATGACTCAAGATTTATACCTGACTTAGTTAGGTTTTTAGATAATGTATTACAATTCTTTATTGATAAAGCTCCCGAAGAATTATTTAGAGCAAGGTTTAGTGCATCACAAGAAAGAAGTATTGGACTAGGTGCTATGGGTTTTCATTCTTATTTACAATCTAAAGGTATACCATTTGAATCAGCTTTAGCTAAGTCAATGAACTTAAAAATGTTTAGAGAAATGAAAGAACAAGCTGTAGCAGAGAGTAAAAGACTTGCAGTTAAAAGAGGAGAAGCTCCTGACATGGAAGGCACTGGAATGAGACATGCTCATTTACTAGCTGTTGCTCCTAATGCTTCTTCTTCTATTATATGTGGTACAACTTCTCCATCTATAGAGCCATTTAGAGCTAATGCTTATGTGCAAAAAACTATGTCTGGTTCATTTCTAGTTAAGAATAAATTCCTAGAAAAAATTCTGGAGAAAAAAGGAATTAACAATGAAAAGATATGGACATCTATTTTATCTAACAGAGGGTCTGTGTTACATTTAAAAGAATTGTCTGACAATGAGAAGGATGTATTTAAAACTGCTATTGAAATTAATCAACAATGGATAATAGAACATGCTTCCGATAGACAACAATATATTTGTCAAGGACAATCAGTTAATGTGTTTGTTCCTGCTGATGTTAACATTAAAGAACTACATGACATACACATGTTAGCTTGGAAAAGAAAATTAAAAACTTTATACTATTGTCGTTCAGAAGCTATTAAGCGTGCAGAGTTAGTATCTAAAAAAATAGAACGAACTATTATACCTGAAGCAGACTGCTTAGCTTGTGAGGGATAATGTTAGATAGATTTTTATATAACTTTTTTAGCAAGTGTGATGATATATTAATTTGGATAGCTAATTTATATCCACAACCTAAACCAAGAAAGAAAAAAAAGAAATGACCCACCCAGACGA